CTCTCGAGGACAAGTACAAGATTCCGAAGAAGACGCTGCGTAAGGTGGCCAATCTGTACTTCAAGCAGACCGTGACCGAGTTCGAAAACGAAGCCTCAGAAATCAAAACTGTTTACAAGTCGATCGTCAGCTGATAGGATTGTTCCTATATGGTCAAAGACGAATTCTTGTGGGTCGAACGCTATCGTCCGCAAAAGCTGGAAGATTGCATCTTGCCTGAGGGTCTCAAGAAGACCTTCCAGAGCATCGTCGCATCTGGTGAGATGCACAACTTGCTTCTCTCTGGTACTGCTGGTCTCGGCAAGACCACAGTTGCACGCGCTCTGTGCGAGGAGCTGAATCTGGACTACATCCTGATCAACGGATCAGAGGAGTCTGGCATTGATACTCTCAGGACCAAGATCAAGCAGTTTGCCTCGACTGTTTCCCTCATGGGAAGCGGACCGAAGGTTGTCATCCTCGATGAGGCTGACTATCTGAATCCGCAGTCGACGCAACCTGCTCTGCGTGGCTTCATTGAGGAGTTCTCGAACAATTGCAGGTTCATTCTGACCTGCAACTTCAAGAACCGAATCATTGAGCCGCTGCACTCTCGTTGTGCAGTCATCGAGTTCAATACCTCCAAGAAGGATCTTGCAGTTCTGGCAGCAAAGTTCATGAAGCGTCTTGAGTACATCCTCAAGACCGAGGGTGTCACGTACGACCAGAAGGTCATCGTGGAACTCATCATGCGCTATGCTCCTGATTGGCGCCGGATCATCAATGAGTGCCAGCGGTATTCTGCCTCTGGTGCTATTGATGCCGGTCTGCTCTCGAGCCTGAGCGATGTCAACATCTCCGTACTCATGAAGTCCCTCAAGGAGAAAGACTTCAAGACGATGCGTGGGTGGGTCGTCAACAACATGGACATCGAGCCAGCTGCGATCTTCCGAAAGATCTATGACAACATGATCGAGTACGTGAAGCCGCAGTCGGTTCCTCAGGTTGTTCTTGTCCTAGCTGAGTACCAGTACAAGGATGCATTCGTAGCTGACCATGAGCTCAATCTCGTGGCCTGCATGACTGAGCTCATGGCCTCGATCGAGTGGAAGTAAGATGCCTGCCTCAATTCACGATCCACGCTTCTCACTACCCATGTGGCCAAATACCAACGAGGCAAAGGCATACGGAACAATGGTAGCAGTCAAGACCGACTCGACTGTCAACCTGATCGTAGGCAAGCGCTATCACATCCTCGAGCTAGATCCGTCTGCCATCGGACCTGGAGTAGCAGAATTCGATTACCTTGTCAAGGACGAAAACGAGCACTTCGTCTGGGTCGACAAGACGTACCTGGCCGACTTCATTGCACGATGAGCCCATTCGACTATCTCAATAGTATCAACAATACTAAGCAGAACCTGATGGTGGACGACATTGCTGAGAAGCAGTACGTTCCATTCATGGTCAATCGTGGGCTTTCGTATTTCGTAGACACCGTGTTGCTGGCAAATGAGATGAACCAGTACCACCACCTTGACAAGAAGCTCCAGCACGACTTTTTGATAAATAGTGTTCGGAAACGGAAACGCTTCAGCAAGTGGATTAAACCCCATGAGCAGGAAGCACTCTTGATTGTCAAGGAATACTATGGCTACAGCAATGAGAAAGCTAGGTCCGCCTTGTCACTCTTGAGCGCACAACAACTAGAGCAGCTCAAAAACAAACTTTCTACGGGTGGACGCAACAAACAACAAAGACCTAAAACCGACGCCTAGCACTCCGGAGGATACTCCGGTTGAGTGGACGCCGGCCATGATGCTGGAGGTCACGCTCTCGGAGCCGGACGACTTCCTCAAGGTCAGAGAAACGCTTACTCGCATTGGTGTTGCATCCCGCAAGGAAACAAACAAGCTCTATCAGTCCTGCCACATTCTTCACAAACAGGGGAGATACTTCATTGTCCACTTTAAGGAACTCTTTCTACTGGATGGCAAGCCGTCCAATCTTACAGTCAATGATCTACAACGCAGAAACACTATTAGTACTCTGCTGTCTGATTGGGGTCTGGTCAGCATCGTAAATCCTGACCAGGCCAAGGACAAGGCACCGTTGCGTCAGATCAAGATCATCCCGCACCGGGAAAAAGCTAACTGGGAACTCCTGCCGAAGTACAACATCGGCAACACGAAGTCAGATAAATAAGTTTGCTGGCAATTCCGTCAGCAACCAGGGATGCCTAACGGGTCTCTGGATCAGTACACATAACCTCGCTTAACTGGAGGAAAATCAGATGACACAGACCTACACTACCGGAAGTGGCTCGACCACTTCGTTCACGTTCCCCCGCGCTTCGTTCGTGGGCTTTGAACGCATGTTCGACGAACTGTCCCGAGTCAGTACGACGAACAACTATCCGCCACACAATGTGGTTCAGCTTGATGAGGACAATTACCTCATTGAGATCGCAGTGGCCGGATTCAAGAAGGAGGACCTCGAAATCCAATTGAAGGATTCGATCCTCACTGTCGAAGGCAAGAAGGAGGATACTCGTACGTATTCCCACAAGGGAATCTCGTCACGTGAGTTCACCCGTACCTTCACACTCGGTGAGTACGTCCAAGTGAACGGGGCTTCGCTCGAGGATGGCATCCTTGCTATCCAGCTCCAGCGAGTCGTTCCCGAAGAGGAGCGTCCTCGCAAGATCGACATCAGCGGAAAGACTGAGAAAAAGAAGACATTCCTGAAGGACTGATCTTAGCTCAGTAATTGATTCGGTCGGATGTGCACCTTTTGTGTGTACATCCGACCTTTTTTGTCTTAGTATCCTTCTTCAATCGTGAACTTCTACACCAATGTGAGCCGCTATGGCTCTAACCTTCTCTACCGCGGCTACAAGAACGGCCGTCGAGTCCAGGAAAAGATTCGGTTCAAGCCGACTCTGTTCCTGCCGTCGAAGCACGAGAAGACGACCTGGACTTCCCTCGATGGGACCAAGGTCGATCCGATCAAGTTCGATTCGATGAAGGAGGCCAAGGAGTTTGTCGAGCGTTACGAGAACATCGACTCCTTCAAGGTGTACGGCAACACCCGCTACACGGCTCAGTTCTTGCAGGAACGTTTCCCTGATGAGATCCACTTCGATCGGTCGGTCATCAATGTTGCCACGCTTGACATCGAGGTGATCTCGCTCGACGGCTTTCCGAAGCCCGAGGATGCTCTGCATCCGATCACGACGATCACGATCAAAAACAACATCGACGGCATCTTCCACATCTGGGGAATGAAGCCGTACGATGAGGAAGCGTCTCTGTACAAGGGTCGTGTCAGCTATCGCCAGTTCTCTCACGAGAAGGACATGCTGACGAACTTCATCTCGTGGTTCGCCGATCCTTCCCACTCTCCTGACATCCTGACGGGCTGGAACACCCGTCTCTTCGATATCCCGTACATTGTGAATCGAGTTGAGCGTGTCCTCGGTCCGGACATGACGAAGCTTCTTTCCCCCTGGCACAGTGTTGAACCGAAGGAAGTGCCGATCAAGGGTCGTCAGGTCAAGATGTACGAGATCCTCGGCATCTCGCAACTCGACTACCTTGACCTCTTCCAGAAGTTCACGGTCAACACGTACGGTCAGCAGGAATCCTACAAGCTCGGTCACATTGCTCACGTGGTCCTGGGAGATGGCAAGTTGTCGTACGAGGAGTACGGAACTCTGGCCAACCTGTACGAGCAAGACTTCCAGAAGTTCGTGGATTACAATATCAAGGACGTCGACATCGTTGACCGCCTTGAGGACAAGCTTGGTCTGATCACGCTGGTTCTGACCCTGGCGTACATGGGTGGCGTCAACTACTCTGACACCCTCGGGACGACGGCGATCTGGGACTCAATCATCTTCCGTGACCTGGCCAGAAAGGCCATCACGATCCCTCAGGGTCGTGAGCACGCCAAGACGACATTTGCTGGTGGCTACGTCAAGGATCCGAAGGTCGGTCTTCATAATTGGGTCTGCTCGTTCGACCTCAATTCGCTGTACCCGAACCTGATCATTCAGTACAACATGTCTCCCGAGACGATCCTGCCGGTTGAGACCATCCGCATGGATCCTGATGTGATCCTCGAGAATCGTCCGTTCACTCCCGAACTTTCGAATGCTATCATGGCGGCGAACGGTGCACACTTCACCTCTGAGAAGGTTGGCGTGATTCCCCGAATCATCAATGAGATCTACGACAAGCGTGTCCGTCTCAAGAAGGAGATGATCTCGGAGAAGAAGCGGCTGGAGACGATCGACAAGGCCAACAAGGAAGCTCGGTTCGAGTGTGAGCGTAACATCACTCGCCTCGAGAACCAGCAGATGGCGGTCAAGATCTTGCTGAACTCACTCTACGGTGCGCTCGGCAACAAGCACTTCCGTTACTTCGACCTTCGCATGGCTGAAGGTACCACGCTGTCTGGCCAGTTGGCCATCCGTTGGGCCGAGAAGGCCGTCAACCAGTTCCTGAACAAGACCCTTGGAACGTCCAATAAGGACTTCGTGATCGCTATCGATACCGATTCGGTGTACGTCTCGATGGAAGACGTGGTCAACAAGTTCAATCCCAAGAATCCAGTCAAGTTCCTCGACGAGTTCTGTGCTAAGGGTGTCGAGCCGGTCTTCAAGAAAGAGTACGATGACCTGGCCGTCATCATGAAGTGCCCGACCAATCGAATGGGCATGAAGCGCGAGGCCATCGCTGACCGTGGCATCTGGACCGCCAAGAAGCGTTACATCCTCAACGTTCACAACAACGAGGGTGTGCAGTACGCGAAGCCAAAGATCAAGGTCATGGGCATCGAGGCTGTCAAGTCCTCGACTCCGGCCGTGTGCCGTGATGCTCTCAAGAAGATGTTCGAGGTGATCATGACGAAGGACGAGACCGAGGCTCAGAAGGCTGTGGCTGAGTTCCGTGAGCAGTTCTTCGCTCTTCCTCCAGAGGACATCGCGTTCCCTCGTTCGGCCTCTGACATCTCGGGTTACGCTGCAAACTCGACCATCTACCAGAAGGGTACGCCGATCCATATTCGTGGATGCCTGCTCTTCAACCGTTGCCTCAAGAATGCTGCACTGGACAACAAGTACCCTCTGCTGAAGAACGGCGAGAAGATCAAGTTCATTTACCTGCGGATGCCGAATCCGATCCAGGAGAACGTGATCGCCTTCTCTGACATTCTCCCGAAGGAGTTCGGTCTGCACAAGTACATTGACTACGACACGCAGTTCGAGAAGACCTTCATGGATCCGTTGGAAATCATCTTCGATTCCATCGGATGGAAGAAAGAACTTACATCAAGTCTGGAATCATTCTTTTCTTGATTTACAACAACCCACAACTAGATAGGATCATATCATGTTCAAGCTAATCCACGAATCCAGAGGCGACGAGGGATCTGACTTTACTCAGTCCCCAAAGCGCATCGAGATGACACTCTATACCGAAGATGCAAACCTCGCTGAGTTGCTCGAATTCTACGGCGACTTCCTGAAGGCCTGCACCTTCGTGTTCGATGGCCAAGT